CTGCGCACGGAGATCCTTGCCGAGCGAGATGATCTTGCCGAGGCGAACCTGCAGCGATCCCGTTGTGCTGGTGTAGTCAATTGGCATGGCTGTCCCTGAAGGGTAGGAGCTCGTTCAGGCGCTGCTGACGCGCCTTGCAGCCGCAGCCGCCATGCTTTGCCTGCTGTTGTGGCACAGGATCGACGCGCTTGCGACCACGCCACATGGACTCGATGTACGCGGCAATGCGCTCCGCGGTGTCAGTTCGCCCAAGGAAGGCGATCGAGATAGCAGAGGCCACCAGATCTCCCATGCCGCGCCAGCGCCATCGGCGCCGCGATCCGGCGACGGGCGCGGGAGCCGAGATGGTGATCATCGGCACCCTCTTCCGGCATGACATGCACGCCTGAACCGATGGCGACAGCCCGATGGCGCAGGTGTCCGAATGCCCAGACCTGAAATTCGCGCAGTTCGGGATGGAGATGACACGAAGTCCAGTATGAATCGTGCCGATCACAGGGATGGCGTGTTCTGCGCTCATGGTCACAGCAACGATACCGATGCGGTTTCGGAGCATTGAACCATGATCGACATGGCAAGGCAGCCGTTCAGGTTGCTTTCGTTCCTATTGCCGAACACGAGCCTGTATGTGCCTTCTGGGCCGGATGGCGAGTTGCAGCATGGTTTCACCCAGAGCGCAGAGAACCCTCCTCCAAGGTTTGCGCCGGGAACCTCCTCGCCATTGCATACCCCTACAGCAGACATCTCTGCGCGAATTGCCCATACCAACGATGTTTGCCGATCTGGCGGACATGGGAAAATCCCAGCCGACGTAGTGATGCCGAGGCTAACTCTCCCGACGACGATGCCATTGATGGGACGGTAGTTCCGCACCAAAAATTCCCTCGGATCTCCGCATCCTTGGCATATTTCGATCGTGGAGTCATCGAATCCGCAGTTCGGGTACGCCAGTCCTATCGCTTTGCGGTACTGCACGAATGGCGGGTGAAAGCACGGGTACGGAACGCATGGCGGCCACGAGTAGAGATAGCAGCACTGGTAGTCGGCGTAGCAGTCGCTCAATGTCCTTGTCACGCTGCCGACATTGCGCACTGTCCGCTCTATCCACCCAAGCGTGCTGCCGACGCGCGACACGAAGCCGCCACCCATCGAGGCAAGGTAGAGGTTCTGCCCTCCAGAGCATTCGCATGGAGTCCCGAACGAACTGGTAGCCACCTCTGTTACCGTAAAGACCGCGCTTATGGAGCAACTGACCTGCACCTCCTCATAGCGGTCTGGATTCGCGTTCACGACAGACCCTATGTTGCCCTGTGTGCATTCAGTGGTTGGCAGCGGCCTGCAGCAGCAGCCTGTGGACTGCATCGCCGCTTGTGTTCCGCTCATGGGAACGTCACGCCATAGACCGCCATAATAACATTGCTGCCACTGACCCACAGCGCCTCGCCCGGTGACACGGGCAGCGGATGCGTCAGCACCTCAATCGCCGTCTTGCTGTTCACCTGCACGTTGTACGCGAGCGCGTTGGCAGTGGTTGCGGATGTCTCGCCGCGCGTCAGGTGATGAATCTCGTACGTCCCGTTGTTGTTCGTCGGGGCGGCTACGCGGATGCTCGTGACGATCGCCTTGCTGCCATTGTTGATCTGGATCACTGGCTCGGGCGCGGCGCTAGTTGGATTTCCGATGTAGAGCAGTCGTCCGTCCATGTCATCCCCTCAGCATGATCTCTGCGGAATTCATCTGGGCCAACCCCTCATCGAATGTTGCAGCAAGCGCGCCGCCCGGATTCGTCGAGCAGTCCTGGCATATGACACCGAAAGAGCTTGGAGCGCAGGTATACGTATTGGATCCAACCGTAAATCCGAATACAACGTCTCCAGGACGCAGTGCGCGCGGCACAAGCTCGGCACATGGATTTGTCGGCTCTGCCATCGCCCCGTACCAGTCGTTGGTTTCGTACAGGTTCTCGATGACTGTCGGGCCGCTTCCCGTTGCGCCGATGATCACTGCGTTATAGAAGCCGACATCCAGTGAACTGATGATCGTGTATGTATCCACCGCAGGCTTGCCACCCGTCGCCGCCACATACACCATCTGCCGCGACTCTTCGGCAACGGTTACGGCTCCTGCGCAGTAGTGCGCCACGACCACCTGTCCTGCATTGAGCGACGGCACTTCCTCAAGCGCGAGCAGCACTGCGCCGCGCCCATCATGTATGCCGCCCTCGACGAACTCATACGACATGCACGATGCGCCAGTGATGTTGCCGTCAGGCTTTATCGTTACCGTAACCTCGCCGAACGGGTAGGACACAGCCGCCACACCCTCGCCGCCTTCGCATCCTTCCCTCCGCAGCGCGATGCCGCTGCCGGTGATCTGCACAAGGATGGTTTGCCGAATTGGCTCGATCGCCGTCGGCATCATGTCGATTCGCTGCTGCAGGCGAGTCACCGCGTCGACAAGCTCGTTCATCCGCTGGGCGGTGAGCGCGCCGATCTGCAGGTTCTGGAAGCGCCGAAGGCTCATCGTGTCACTCCGAGAACACTTGCCACTGGATGTTTGCCGTGCCGTTTGTCGGCTCGATCACCCTCGCGACCGGGCTCGTGCCGCTCGATGCGGAAAGCCTGAGCACCGCAGGCTCGCCGGCGTTGAGCTGCTGGAACGGGTTGAAGTTCGTGCCGTCCCAGGTTCCGAGCTCGACCTCCGTGCCTGACGTCAGGTTCACGAAGTTCGCCATCCCGCGCGTCGTCACATCGATGAGCAGGAGCGCCTCGGTCGCCGTGCTGACGTTCTGCACGCCGCCAGCCGCCGCGTTGCCGGTGAGGTTGATGTTCGCCGTAGGTGGCGAGAATGTGTAGCGGAGCGAGCCCTTGGCGACGCTCATGTTCACGGTGAGTGTGATCTCGTTTGCCATATGTCTTTCTCAGGGTAGCGACACGAAGTACGAATTGAGCCCGCGCATCTCCTTGACGATCGGGAACGGCTGCACCCACGACACGATCTTCGCGTGCCCTGTGCCCTGCACCGATCCGCCTGTCTCGCCGTCGAGGAGGATGCTGCCGTTGAGATTGCGCTTGGCGACCTGCTGCAGGTGGAAGAAGTAGTCGACGTCGAAGGCGAAGGTCACCTGCCACTTTCCGGGGCTGACCATCGCCGCATCTGCGCCTGTGAACACGAGAGTCCCGGCAGGGGCGCCAAGGAACGTCGTCACGTTGCGCACGCCGAGATAGGCGCGATATGCGGCAGCGGACGGGAAGGCGCCCGTCACGAGCTCGAGCTGCATGCGCTGCATGTGCCGCATGATGCTCGTCGGCTGCCCTGCGACGTCGACCTTCCTGCCGCCGATGTCGCTGTCCTGCGTGCCGACGCTGTAGAGCGGGCGCGCGAACTCGTCGAGCTTGCCTGTTCCGGCCTGCGCATTCGTCTCCTCGTCAGACCACCACTGGCGCCACACATCCTGGAACCTCGCCTCGACCGATAGGCGCATCGTCATGTACCCGACGTCGTTGGGCGTCAGCGCCGGCGTGAGCGCAGCGTCACCGCGCTCGCGGTAGGTGATGGTGACGTACCAGCCCTCGGGGACGTTGGGGTCGCGCCGGAGCTCGAAGTCCTGCACGTAGAGCGATACAGGTGGCGTGAAGAATCCCGTCGACGGCCACGGGGTCATCTTCTGCGGCAGGTTGCCGCTCAGGTACTCGTCTATGACCCCCTTCTCGGTTTCGTACGGGTGGGCGTAGTACTCGCGGATCCCGACGGGATTCCCGTTGTTGTAGGCGATCGTCCGCGAATTGGCGAGCTCTGTGATTGCCATGTCAGTTTGCGCCCTTCACCTGCATGCCGAGCTCCTGCATGATCGACTCGATGCGGCGCAGGATCTCCACCTGCTCCTGCTGCGCCTTGTCCGTGTCCGTGGCGACGCGGAAGCGACCGATCGCCGTATCTACCGTCTCGACGCTTGCCATGCTCGCCTGCCGGCGCAGGCGCTCGAGCTCGGCAGTCCTCTCGGCGATGAGCGGCTCGTTCCCGCGATCAGAGAACGTCATGCCGGCGAACATCCCGAACTCGCGCTGCATGACGCCTACGGCGCTCTGCGCGATCGATGTGCCGAGCCTTTCGCCGAGCGGTATTAGCGCATCCTGTATGGCGCCGAAGATGGGCACCGACGAGAACGTCCTCTGCATCGACTCGAGGATCGCGTCGGGTATGTCCCGGTTGTTCCTGAAGGCTTCCGTCGTGGCGCGGATGGCGGCATCCGCAGCCTGCACGGCGACCATTGCCGACAGTCCGCGCGACAGCGTGCCGACGATCTGCGTGCTGAACTTGCCCATCTGGGCATCGACAAGCTTGCCCATCCTGCCCGCCGACGCGGTGACCTGCGCCTCGGCAGAGCGCAGCCCGGTGCCGAGCTGCGCATTGTTGGCGAGCACGTCGACGATCAGCGAGGGATTCCCTGCCATGCTCATCCGTGGAGTCTCCGCATCTCAGCCTCTACTCTAGCGCGATGGTCAACGGCGTCCCCGGACGTCCCGTTCTCGCGCTCGAGGATGTGCGCGAGCGCGTCCGCCCAGCCCTCCAGCTCAGGCAGCGTCATGTCAAGCGGGTTCCCGAATCCCGGCAGGTAGCGCGCGACGAGCGCGATGTGCCGCCGCCAGTCCTCGTCGGACGGCGGCTCTAGGCGTTTCCCGATTCGCCCTGCGGCCGTATCTCCCATCCGCACGCGCGCATGGCAAGGATCGCCACGGCGTCGGGGTCAAGCCCCTCCATTGCCGCATGCAGGTGGTCGCGCTCGATGCCGGCGTTCTGCGCGGAGCGCTCGAGGATCATGCACGCGCCGTCGAAGGTCTTGCACATCTCGAGCAGGAGCGCGTAGGCGCTGCGCCTGTCCGCATACTCCTGCACCGCGCGCGCGATGTCCGCCGGGCCTGCGCCCGACCGGCGAAGCGCCTGCTCGTGCTCCTGCTGGCGCGCAGCAAGCCACCGCATGGTGAGGTCATTCCAGTCGCGCAGCGTCAGGAAGCGCAGCGTCAGCGAGCCGATGGTGAGCGGAGCCCTCATAGTGCGCGCGATCGTAGCCAATCGCCATCGAGGCGCACGCAGTGCTCGACGTCGCGCCTGCGGTCGGCGCGTATCCACTCGATGCCCGAGGGATCGAACCCGAGCACGGCGACTGCGGTGCGCATCGCATGCTCGGCGTCGATGTTCGGCGTGACGTACTTGCGGAACGGCGCGCCGCGGTAGGAGCCTGTGACGACCCAGTCGTCCTCGGATGTCGTGATGCCGGCGACGGCAAATCCCGGAATCGGCAGCCCTACGACTGTCGGCTCTCTCCTGCTCATGGCGTCACGACCAGGCGATCGTGAAGGGCAGCGTCCCTGTCGTCACCGTCGAGGCGAGGCTGAAGGAAAATGTGATCGTCGCGTCGCCGGCCTTGCTTGACCCGAGTGCGATGTCGGACACGACGCAGGCGGCCGTGATCGCGTTGCCGCTGTCGGCCGTGAGGATCACGTTGGCGCCGGTCGCTGAGGTGAACGCCGCGAAATTACTGCTCGACAGCAGGCTTGACCCGTCGTCCATGATGCCGCCGGCGCTGCCGGTGAGGTCATAGACGCCGAGGATTCGGTTGCGGCCGCTGTTGTTGAATCCGGTGACGTCAGACACGGCGCGCGAGATCGTCGCGCTCCATGTGTTCAGGTTGCCGACGATGCCGTTGCCGCTGACGTTGCCCGTATTGCCGCTGATTGCTGCCATTAGGCGACCCTCGTGGTGAAGATGCTGTAGGTGGTGCTCATGACCATGAACTCGTCTGTCGCAGATGGTAGACCGCGCGAGATGCACTGCAGCGTGACATTGCCGTA